GGGTACTTCAATCTCTACGATCGGAAAAAAAGTTGACCGTGGGCTGGCGCTGTTTTTGTCGGCGCGAAAATAGGTGGGGGGGTACTTTGGAGATAAGGGATCGCATCAAAGAGTTCCGGCGCGTTCGTGCCGGCGACCTTATTCCGAACAAGAAAAATTGGCGTCGGCACCCTAAGGCACAAGCTGCGGCGCTCAAGGAGATCCTGGCGCAGGTCGGATTCGCCGACGCAGTGCTGACCCGCGAAACACCCGAAGGGTTGGTGCTGATCGACGGCCATTTGCGGCGTGAGGAAGTAGATCCCGATCAAGAACTGCCGACCCTTGTCCTGGACGTCACCGAAGCCGAGGCAGAAAAGCTGTTGTTGACGCTGGATCCTTTGGCAGGGATGGCAACGACCGACGCGGCCACGCTGGCAACGCTGATGGAGTCGGTACGGCTACCAGAGGGCGCGTTGACCGCAATGCTCGCTGATATCGCCGGACAAGGTAAAGCGCCTCTGGTCGTAGCCGACCCGCCAGCGCCAATCGACAAGGCTGGCCAGTTGAAAGCGAAATGGGGCACCGAGGTAGGACAGATCTGGCAAATCGGCTCTCATAGGCTCCTATGCGGCGACTCCCGCGATATCGCCGTCGTGGGCCGCCTGTGGCCCGAAGGTGCCCCAAGAACCCGGGTAACATGGACCGACCTACCATACGGGGTCGATTACGCGGCCAAGAATGCCTACCTGAACCGCACCGACCGTGGGAACCGCATCCAGGTCCCTATAGAGAACGACAATCTGACTGCGGGGGAGACGGGGATCATGTTCAAGCAGGCGCTCGAGGTCGCAAAGCAGTTCGCCGAGCCCGGCGCAGCCTGTTACGCGACTGTCCCTGCAGGGCCGATGCTCATTTACTTCGTTCAGGCATTTGCCGCGGCCGGATTCACGTATCGCGCCCAATTAGTTTGGGTCAAACAACAATTCGTAATTGGGATGGCTGACTATCATCACCGCTTCGAGCCGATCCTCTACGGATGGCTGCCAAACGGCGCGCATTACTTCATTGAGGACCGCAGTCAGGACGATGTTTTGCAAATCGACCGGCCGCGGGCCTCGGAGTTTCATCCAACCACGAAGCCGGTTGAGTTGATCGCTCGCATGATTGCCAACAGCAGCCAGCCGGGCGAGCTCGTTTACGACCCCTTCTGTGGTTCTGGATCAACGCTCCTTGCAGCCCATCAGCTCGGCCGCATCGGTTATGGAGTTGAGATTGATCCTGGATACGCCGCTGTGGCGCTTGAGCGCATGTTGAGTCTTGGAATCGATCGAAATGCCATCCGAGTGGAGAACTACAATGCAGCGAGGACGACCTCCAGTTCCAACCACGCTAAAACTACTCGCCGGCAATCCCGGACGGCGCCCTCTCAACGCGAATGAAGCTAAGCCGCGAGTCGAGCTGCCACCCTGCCCGAAGCATCTGACCGGCGAGGCGCGCAAAGAGTGGCGGCGAACCGGCCGGCGTTTGGTCGAACTGCGGATCATGACCGATATCGATCGGTCCGCGTTGGCGGCATATTGCTCAGCCTGGGGCCGATACGTTGATGCCGAACGACAACTGGAGAAGCACGGCTTGGTCATCGTTGCCCCCAGTGGGTTTCCGATTCAGAGTCCCTACCTCGCGATTGCAAACAAGGCGATGGAGCAAATGGAAAAGCTGCTCAGCCATTTCGGCATGTCTCCGAGTACTCGGACGAAAGTGCAGATCGGAGGCTCCGAGGAAGTAGATCCCGTGAGGGATTTCCAGCGGCGCAGAGCAGAGATCGGGCGGACCTGAAAATTGGCCGCGAGTAACCCGAAGTCCTCCTGCGATCCGACCACCGGCTATGCGCGTCGCGTCGTCGATGGCGAGATTGTCGCCGGGCGGTTGGTACGGCTGGCTTGTGAGCGCCATCTGCGCGACCTAAGAGCAGGTGCGGCACGAGGGCTCCGATTCGACATCAATCTGGCGCAACACGCAATCGATTTCTTTCCAACGTTTCTGCGCCTGGTCGAAGGCGACAACGCAGACAAGGAGTTTAAACTCGAGCCCTTCCAGCAGTTTATTGTTGGGTCGATATTCGGCTGGCTCGCGGAAGATGGCTATCGTCGGTTCCGGACGGCTTACGTGGAAATTGGGAAGGGGAATGGAAAAACGCCGATGGCCGCCGGCATAGGGCTTTACGGGCTTTGCTGCGACGAAGAGGCGGGCGCCGAGATCTATTCCGCCGCGGTCACACGCGACCAGGCCAAGATCCTATTTTCCGATGCAGAGAAGATGGCGAAAGCTTCGCCGCATCTGAAACGGATCATCAGCTTCAACGTCGCCAATCTCGCAGTAATCGCCACGAATTCTTTCTTTCGGCCGATCTCGTCGGAAGCGCGGGCGCTCGATGGAAAGCGCGTCCACGTAGCGCTCATCGACGAAATTCACGAGCACCCAAACGCGCTCGTGGTCGACAAAATGCGGGCGGGTACCAAGGCCCGCCGCCAGGCGCTCATCTTCGAGATCACCAACTCCGGCTATGACCGCCATTCGGTCTGCTGGGCGCATCATGAGCTTTCGACCAAGGTTCTCGCAGGGATCATCGAGAACGATTCCTGGTTCGCATACATCGCCCAGCTCGACCCGTGCCCAAAGTGCGTCAAAGAAGGGAAAGACTTCCCGACTGAAAACTGTTCCGATTGCGATAGCTGGACGGATGAAGCGACCTGGATAAAAGCCAATCCCGGCCTCGGCACTATCTTGCCGCGCAAATACTTGTGCGAGCAGGTCCACGAGGCCCTGGGTATGCCGTCGAAGCAGAATATCGTGCGCCGCCTGAACTTCTGCCAGTGGACGGAGCAAAGCGTTCGGTGGATGCCAATGACAGTCTGGGACGAGTGCGCCGACGCACAGCCACAGACTCGACCCGAATGGGACGCCTTGGAGAAATCTTTTGAGAAGCGAGTCTGCTTTGGTGGTCTCGACCTATCGAACAAGCTGGATCTGACGGCGTTCCTGCTCGGATTCCCGACGTATACGAAGGGCGAAATCTCAGCAATCGACTTTCTCTGCCGTTTCTGGGTTCCCGAAGAAGGCGCACGCAAGCGGGGCGAGCGCGACCGTGTCCCCTATCCGCTCTGGATCAAGCAAGGCCTCATTTACCCCACCGAGGGCCAGGTCGTCGACTACGCTTTCATCCGAAGGCAAATCCAGTGGGACGCAAAACGCTTCCGGATCAAGGAGATTGCCTTCGACCCTTGGAACGCGACGCAGCTCGCGACCGAGTTGGATGGTGACGGGCTCAAGATGATCGAGCTTCGTCAGGGCTTTCAATCGCTGACCGAGCCGACCAAGAAGCTGATGGAACTGGCTCTCGAGGGGAAGGTGCGTCATCACGGCCATCCTGTGCTTCGATGGAACGCTTCCAATGTCGCGGTCAAAGTTGATTCAGCTGGCAATCTGAAACCCGATAAGGAAAAAAGCACCGAGCGAATAGACGGGATCGTTGCGATGATTCTCGCATTGGCCCGAATCATCGTTCAGCCGGAGCCGCGGAAGTCGGTTTATGAAACCCGCGGTCTGATTGTTCTTTGAGAGCAACTGCGGGCTTGAACGAATTCAATGGCGGGGACCGCGAGGTTTTACCTGTTGATTCGTCCATCGCTGCTTATGATGATAGCGTTTCGCGAACAATACGTTTCGTTCCTGCTGACTTGATTTGCTCTTAGCTCGGCAAACGCGAGCTGATTGACGTGTTGGGGGGATAGTGTTCGAACAGGCTTTTCGCAATATCGATGATGTCCTCCGCAAGGAGGCCGGCTGCACCACCGAGCTCGACTATACCGAGCAAACCTCCTGGCTGCTGTTTCTCAAATATCTCGACGATCTGGAACAGGAGCGCCTGACGATCGCCAGATCGACGGCAAAAAGTACACCTACCTCGTCGACCAAGCCTACCGATGGGAAACCTGGGCCGCGCCCAGGGGCAAGGACGGCAAGCTCGACCATAACACGGCGATGACCGGGCCCGACCTGGCCGACTTCGTCAGCGGGAAGCTCTTTCCCTACCTGCAAGGGTTCAAGCAGCGCGCCACCGCGTCGAACACAATAGAGTACAAAATCGGCGAGATCTTCGGCGAGATCAAAAACAAGATCCAGAGCGGCTACAACCTGCGCGAGATCATCGATCACATCGACGAGCTGCGCTTCCGCTCACAGACCGAAAAGCACGAGCTGTCGCATCTGTATGAAGCCAAGATCCAGAAGATGGGCAACGCCGGTCGCAACGGTGGCGAGTACTACACGCCGCGCCCTTTAATCCGCGCGATAATCCAGGTCGTCAAGCCAAAGATCGGCGAGCGGATCTATGACGGCGCCTGCGGCTCGGCCGGCTTCCTGTGCGAGTCATATGATTTCATGCAGCGCGACAAGAAACTGAGCGTCAAGGAGTTCGAGACGCTGCAGAGCCGCACCTTCTACGGTAAGGAAAAGAAGTCGCTCGCCTACGTCATCGCGATCATGAACATGATCCTGCATGGCATCGAGGCGCCCCACGTCATCCATACCAACACACTGACCGAGAACCTCGCCGACATCCAGGAGAAGGACCGCTACGAGGTGGTGCTGGCGAATCCGCCGTTCGGCGGCAGCGAGCGCAAGGAAGTGCAGCAGAACTTCCCGATTCGCACGGGAGAGACCGCGTTTTTGTTCCTCCAGCACTTCATCCGGATCGTTAAGGCGGGCGGCCGCGCCGGCATCGTCATCAAGAATACTTTTCTCTCCAATACCGACAATGCCTCGGTGAGTCTGCGCAAGAAGTTGTTGGAGGATTGCAACCTGTACACCGTGCTCGACCTTCCGAGCGGCACGTTTCAGGGCGCGGGCGTGAAGACCGTGGTGTTGTTCTTCGAGAAGGGCGCGCCGACCCGGAAGATCTGGTTTTACCAGCTCGAGCCGGGCCGCAACCTCGGCAAGACCAATCCGCTTAATGATGATGACCTCGCGGAATTCGTGAAGTTGCAGAAGACTTTCGCGGATTCGCCCAAGAGTTGGAGTGTGGACGCGAAGAGCATCGATCCCAAGACATTCGATCTGTCGGTGAAGAATCCAAACGGCGCAGAGGAAGTGACGCATCGTAGCCCGGACGAGATCCTAGACGAGATTGCCGCCCTCGACGCCGAAAGCGCAGAGGTTCTGGATAACATCAGGACGCTGCTATGAAGAATGGCTGGAAGAAAGAGCCCTTCGAGAACTGCATCGAAAAGGTAACGTACACTACGAAGATCCTGCGGAAAGATTTTCTCGCGAAGGGACCTTATCCAATCATCTCGCAAGAGGAAGATTTCATTAATGGCTATTGGGACAACGAGGGCGACCTATTCAGCGTCAAAGGACCCGTCGTTGTATTTGGCGATCACACTAGGGTTCTAAAATATTTAGACTTCGACTTTGTCCTTGGTGCTGACGGCGTTAAGATCCTACAGCCTCGCGACTTTCTGTTGCCAAAGTTCTTCTACTACCAACTGCAGGCGGCAACTCTGGATTCGCTCGGTTACGCACGACATTACAAGCTTCTGAAGGAATTGAAGATCGCGTACCCTAGCCGCCCTGAACAGCAGCGAATCGTAGGCATCCTCGATGAGGCGTTCGAAGGCATCGCGACCGCTAAAGCCAACGCCGAAAAGAACCTCCAAAACGCCCGCGCCATCTTCGAAAGCCACTTGGATTCGGTCGTCACTCATCCCGGCGAAGGTTGGGTGCATACAACCATAGGCGATCAGGTTACGCTTCAGCGCGGCTTCGACATCACCAAACACCACCAAAAAGAAGGAACTATTCCGGTCGTATCAAGCGGTGGAATTAAAAGCTTCCATAGCACAGCTATGACACAGGGTCCTGGTGTTGTGATGGGCCGAAAAGGAACCTTAGGCAAGGTTTTCTATCTCGAGAATGCCTTTTGGCCGCACGACACGACTCTCTGGGTAAAAGATTTCAAAGGAAACATCCCGCGGTTCGTGTACTATTTTTTTACTCTTCTCGATGTGAGGCACTTGGATTCCGGCACTGCGAATCCAGCTCTTAACCGCAATCAGGTCCATCCTATCGAAATTGATTGGCCGCCTATCGCCCTGCAAAAGAAGATAGCCGCAAGGCTGGACTCGCTTCAGGAAGAGACTCAACGGCTTGAATCTATCTACGTGCGGAAACTTGCGGCACTCGAGGCGCTCAAGAAGTCGCTGCTGCATCAGGCGTTCACCGGTGAGTTGACGACATCCGAGCCACTTCAGGAACGCGTCGCGTGAACGAGGCGGAAACCAGAGCCGAGCACATCGACCCCGCCCTAGCCGCGGCGGGGTGGGGCATCGTCGACGGCAGCCGCATCCGGCGCGAATATGCCATCACCCTTGGACGCCTCGAAGGTTTCGGCAAGCGTGCCAAAGCGCTCAAGCTCGACTACGTGCTGGAATATCGCAACCACAAGCTCGCGGTGGTCGAGGCCAAGGCATGGGACGAGGAGCTTACTCAAGGCCTCGCGCAGGCCAAGGACTATGCGCACAAGCTCGCGGTCCGCTTCGCGTATTGCTCCAACGGCCAGGGCATCTACGGCGTTGATATGGCCGACGGCAAGGAAGGCGCGCTCGCTGCCTTCCCGACTCCGCAAGAACTTTGGGACCGCACCTTCGCCGAGCAAAACCAATGGCGCGATCGCTTCGCCGCCGTCCCTTTCGAGGATAAGGGCGGCTCGCATCTGAGCCGTTACTACCAGGATATCGCCGTCGACAAGGTGACGGAGGCGATCGCGGCGGACCGGCAGCGCATCCTGCTCACGCTGGCAACCGGCACCGGCAAGACCTTCATCGCGTTTCAGATCGCATGGAAGCTGTTTCATGCTCGTTGGAACCTGAGCCGGCAGCCGACGCGTCATCCGCGCATCTTATTTCTCGCCGACCGCAACATCCTGGCGGATCAGGCCTACAACGAGTTTTCCCGGTTTCCGGAAGACGCGATGGTGCGCATCCGGCCCGAGGAAATCAGCAAGAAGGGCAAGATGCCCAAGAACGCCAGCCTCTTCTTCACCATCTTTCAGACCTTCATGACCGAATCCAAAGACGGGACGAAGTCATCGAACTTCGGCGAGTATCCGCCCGACTTTTTCGACTTCATAGTCATCGACGAATGCCATCGCGGCGGCGCCGATGACGAGAGCAACTGGCGCGGCATTCTGGAGCACTTCGCGCCCGCCGTGCAACTAGGTCTCACCGCGACGCCCAAGCGGAAGGACAATGTCGATACCTACAGATATTTCGGCGACCCGGTTTTCATTTACTCGCTCAAGGACGGTATCAACGACGGCTTTCTGACTCCGTTCAAGGTCAAGCAGATCTCCACCACCCTCGATGACTACGTCTACACGGCCGACGACACGCTGATCGAAGGGCGAGGTCGAGGAAGGCAAGCGCTACACCGAAAGCGACTTCAACAAGATCATCGAGATCAAAGAACGCGAAGCGCATCGGGTGAAGTTGCTGATGGAGAATATAAACCAGAACGAAAAGACCCTCGTGTTTTGCGCCACCCAGGCGCATGCGCTGGCGGTGCGCGACCTAATCAATCAGCTTAAGACCAGCAAGGAGCCCAACTACTGCCAGCGGGTCACGGCAGATGACGGCGCGCTTGGCGAGCAGCATCTGCGCGCTTTCCAGGACAACGAAAAGACCATCCCGACCATCCTGACCACCTCGCAGAAGCTTTCGACCGGCGTCGACGCGCGCAACATCCGCAATATCGTACTGATGCGGCCGATCAATTCGATGATCGAGTTCAAGCAGATCATCGGGCGCGGCACCCGGCTATACGACGGCAAGGACTACTTCACGATTTTGGACTTCGTAAAGGCGCATCATCATTTCAGCGATCCGGAATGGGACGGCGAGCCGATAGAGCCGGAGCCGGAGGAACCTAAGAAGCCGAAAATCGAGGGACCGCCAATCGATCCGGGTCCCCCGCTAGAGCCGCGTCCGCGTCCCCAAAAGATCAAAATCAAACTGTCCGACGGCAAGGCGCGCTCGATCCAGGACATGATGTGCACCACCTACTGGCATGCCGATGGCAAGCCGATGTCGGCGCAGCAGTTCCTGCAATTGCTGTTCGGCAAGCTGCCGGAGTTTTTCAGAGATGAAGCGGAACTACGGTTGCTGTGGAGCGCGCCCGACACGCGCCGCAAGCTACTGGAAGGCCTCGCAGAAAGAGGCTTCGGCCGCGCGCAGCTCGACGAGATGCAAAAGATCATCGACGCCGAGAAGAGCGACCTCTTCGATGTGCTCGCGCATGTGGCCTACGCTCTCGCACCGGTCACACGCGAAGAACGCGCCGCTCACGCCAAGGTCGTCATCGGCACCAGCTTCAACGCCAGGCAGCAGGCCTTCCTCGA